GAACGCTGGTGGCAATTATTACGTTGCACCGGTGGGGATGCCCTCATCGGTCGAGTCCAGCTTAGTTATCAAAACCCGCAATAAGCTTAAGAATATGCATGTTAATCTTGCACAGGCTTTCGCTGAGCGGGAACAGACGACTAGGTTGGTTGGGTCAAACCTTGTTAGGTTAGCCCAGATCGTGCGCAACGTATATGGGGCCAAGAAACACTTCAACAAACGCTACTGGCGCTATCTCAGAAACAAGTGGAAAAAGGAGGACTTCTTCAACTACTGGCTTGAAATCCAGTATGGTTGGAAGCCTCTCGTATCCGATTGCTATGGGGCAGTGGCAGCTTTGAAAAAGCGTGAGGAAGAAGCGGGTCGAGGCTTGGTGACGGTTAAGTCCGGCCATCGTTACAATGAGGAAGAAATCATTGGACGCGGTGGCGCAGTGGGCGCGTCTCAGTACACATTTGAACGTGTACGAAAGATCGAACACCGGGCTTATATGAGACTGGATTTCTTACAGTCTAATAGTGCACCAATCGGTACTCTTACGCAATTGGGAATAACGAACCCATTAGAACTTGCGTGGGAGCTCCTACCCTGGTCTTTCGTTGCTGACTGGTTTGTCCCTGTGGGCGATTACTTATCGTCCTTAGATGCCACCCGAGGGTGGGATTTTCAAGGGGGTAGCCTGTCTTCTAAGAGCACAGTGGAGGTCAGGGCTCGGAATGCTAAAATGGTTCCCGAAGCCGCAAAACCGTATCGGACTAGTGCCGTATCGGTTAGCGGACAGGGGCGCCAAATGCGCTTCGAGCGTAAGGCCTATACCACCGCTCCACTGCCTGCTCGACCCAGCCTTGAAAAGCTGAATAAGAGCAGTCATGAACACGTTGCCAATGGCATCGCACTGTTGATGGGGCTTATAACAGGCGGTGGTCGTGTACGGTAACGCCACAACTCACTCCAATTAAGGAGCCAGACGTGCCTGACATTAGCACGATTGTTGTACCCGATGCAGCAACCACACCGGTCAACCACACCTTTAATAAGGTGAAGGTGGTCGGCGACACGGCATACTTCGTCGAGAATAGCAACGCCAGCGCCCTTGGGTACTGGCCGTTGACTATGTCTTTGCGAGCTCCATTGCCAGGTCAGGTCGAGAAGCTTTATCGTAGCAAGATGAATCTTGCTATGCCGATCGTGTCCGCCGAAGTTATCAACGGCATCACCCGGCCTCGACTCGAGTACACCCTGCGGTATAACGTTGAAAGCGTTATTCCCGCAGAGGCAACCACTCAGAACTGCAAAGATGTACGTAAAGTTGCAGTTGGAATTCAGAACGACGCTAGCTGGGTAGCATGTGTTGAATCACGACTGAACGTGACCTAACAGGTCATGTCCAGTGCTATTCGCCAGCTTGTTCTTGTTCTCGTTAACTACGTTCTCGACCGTATATCGCGTCGATCGCGCAAGTAACGCTGAGTTAATCCAACTTTCCTATGAGGTTTTAACCCATGAAAAGCAAAAAGGTTGCTGGTCCTTTGAAGGACCTCACTCGACAGACTGTTTGCCTGGCAGACCAACTTGCCGCGGATATCTATACCGCGGCAGCTACTCAAAGATCCAAGGAACTCCTGATCTCTCTCGAGACTGGGAACTACTCAAGGATTGTATCTGCTTCCGTCGATCCTCAGGATTATATCCGGGGGAATACGCCGAATGTAGATATGTTCAAGCGGGACTACCTCTCTGCAGAGTTGATGTCGAAATTCCCGGAATGGGATTTGGGCATCGATCGCGCAGCTGTAGCCCGCAAAACGTTCTTTGAGGTTGAGGAGCGCCTCGCGCAGCTCAGGTACACTCAAAATCATGAAGTCGTGCTCCGCAACAAACGGACCACGATGCACGCCATCTTAATGACGGCGCGTAATAAAATCTTCAAGATCTTAGGTGACGCTGATCTAAACGAGATACACTCCTTATTTGCGTTTGGTCCAGGAGCTTCGACTAGTTTGCCGAAGCGGCGTGCTGATGCATCGTACAAATTCGGGGCACAAAGACCCCATCTGTCGTACAACGCTATCCCCCTAGCCGATGCGCTCGTGAGAGCCCATCCCACTTGGCAATTCAACGCCGAAGTGGTGGCAGGGAGTAAGCTAATCACCGTTCCAAAGAACGCGAAGACTGACCGTACGATCTGCGTCGAGCCCGATCTGAATATGTACTTTCAGAAAGGACTTGGGCGTGCGATCCGACGTCGTCTTCAACGTTGGGGACTCCTCAAGAAGGACGCTCAGCAGTATAACGCGAAGCTAGCTCAAGAGGGAAGTGCATACGGCCGACTTGCAACTGTCGACCTTAGCAGCGCGTCCGATTCCATTCACATGGGATTGGTCCGCGATTTGTTCCCAACGACATGGGTTGATCTCTTCGAGCTGACGAGATCACCTATGGTTGTTCTTCCTTCCGAGGACGTCCATATCCTCCGGAAGGTGTCAAGTATGGGCAATGGGTACACCTTTGAGCTCGAGACGTGTTTGTTTTACGCCTTGTGCACAGCGGTTATAGACCTGTTGGCCACGCGAGACATGGACCATCGTTGTACGGTCTTCGGCGATGATATCATTATCGACGGAGAACTCGTGCCTGCCCTGGAGGAGGTTTTGTCTTATCTTGGATTCGTCATGAATCCCAAGAAGACTTTCTCCAGTGGCATGTTCCGGGAGTCGTGCGGAAAGCACTACTTTGCCGGTTGCGATGTGACGCCCTTCTACATTCGTGGCCCGATTGATAATGTACTAAGAAAGTACTGGGCTGCGAACACGATCAAACGCTACTCGCGTTTGGCGTGGGGACTGGACTCCACCTATTACACGGCTTACCGTCGTGTGGTAGATGACATCCCTACTTACCTACAAGGGTTTAAAATCCCTGAAGGTTATGGAGATGGCGGGCTTGTCAGTGATTGGGATGATGTTCGTCCTTCTCGCTGCGACCGCGGTCATGATGCCTGGAAGTTCTCACATGTTGTTCCCCGTGTCAAGGGGATCAAACTTAGAGGACAAGGCACTCTTCTCAAGGCGCTCCATTCACTGGAGTTTCCGAGAGACAATCCCGAAGTAGCTGACGCTGCTAGGGCCATCGACCAGAGGATCGGCGTGGTTCTAGCGGGGCATGATCATCTCGCGATTTCTGAATATCAACAGGGTTTACCCCTGGAGATGTCGGAGATCAATGAGTTGCTCGTGTTCCTTGCGCGTCAGGATGGGCTTGGAGAGTCTTACCTTGCCGAGCGCCCCAGAATAACGGGGTACAAGGTTTCTGAAAATGGTAAGGCTCTACGGTGGGAGAATTTCGGCCCCTGGCTCTAACAGACCAGGTTTGCTGATTCTCATTTGTCGCTATTATCGCGGCTGGAAACGCTAGAGTATACTATCTAGCGGGCGGTGTGGATCACACC